AACGCTCTTTTCCTATCACTTAAAGTATCACTAAAATCTTTTCCTATTTTAAAATCAATCTTTTTAACAATATGTAAATCAACTTCTCTTTGAATACGAAAAAGTTCTTTAATCATAACCCCAATTCCTCCTTAATTTTACCTTCATTAAACCCTTCAACCCAATTACCATTGATAACAAAACTTGGAACACTCATAATATCTTTTTCTTTTAACTCTTTACTGTATTCTTCACCCATATTTTTATCATTAATATTTTTCTTAATTATTATATGTTGAACCGGACAGAACTGAAATAACATATCAGCTCTATCACAATTAGGACAATTTTCCTTCGTATACATAATCACTTTAATCATTTTCCATTCTCCTTTATTTTATCTTCAATTAATAATTTAACACTATCAATAGCACTTTTAAACTCTTCGGGTGAATAACCACCACTTTTACCAACCTTTACAATTTCTTCCATACATTCAATTACTTTATTACTATTCATTATTTAACCCCCTTTTTAAATTTTTGAATTGAATAAAATCTCCAATTATCAGAATCCATGCCAATTAATTCGTGAGCGTCTTCAACAAGCATTTCTTGTTTTACAGGTTTTACATTACCGTTAGTTAACTTAAATTCATAATACAACCAACACCATTCTTCATATTGTATTTCAGGTTCATATAAATTCTTCAATCTCTCATACTCTTTAGCGTAATACTCATTTTGTTTTTCAAGTTCTAATACTCTTAAAAATGTTTTGTCTTTATGTTTTGTCATTTCTTTCAATTCTTTTTCAAGTTTATTAATGTGAACCCTACTTCCACTACAATCTGCACAATATTTATTAGCCTCTTTCAATCTTTCTATTTCCCCATCTTTTTCTCTCTTCTCTTTCTCTAAACATTTAATATAATCTTTATAATGTTCTTTTTTAACAACAAGTTTATTGATTACTTCATCTCTTTCATTACATTCATTAACTTTACTCTTTAAATGGTTTTGAACTCTATGTAAATTATCTTCAATGTTTTTCCTTAATTCTTTTTCTTGTTCATAGTATTTTTCAACATTCTCCTTCTCCTCCACCACTTTCAAATAATCTTCTTCTTTAATAAACATTCCCTTAACAATACTATTAGAAACATAAATTCTACTAATCATTCAATTTCCCTCCACATAAAAAGGAGAAAACTATTTTACAAGTAATCTCCTATTTAATTTTTATTATTTTAATCTTTTTCTTTCAATTCATTTCCTGTATTTAATATATCATTTATTTAATCTTTTTGCAACACTTTTATTCTAAATCGCCACTAGTGGGAACTTGAGCAAATGTAATGTATGATAAACTGTTCACTGGCAAAGCTTCTATTTCTGTTATTACATCTTCTAATTTCTTTCTATCAATTGTTACAGTAACATCAGTTCCTATACCAGTATTATATGTATAATTACCACTATAACTATTTAACCCTGCATCATCATATAAACAATCACATTTAACCTCATAAATTCCATAATCTCCTGTAGCTGTAATATTAAATTTAATAATATTATCCACAACGTCAACCTTATAAATAGCTAACATTTTTTGTTTGTAAATAGTCGTATCATTATTATAAACACCTTTATCACTTGAACGTAATTCGTTTTCTCCACTCACTAATTTAGATTTATAATAAATGTCAACCTCTTCCAACCCTATTTGAACCTCATCAGGTACTGGAAATTCAAATGACAATACATCAGTAGATAAAACATCTAATCCACCTAAGAATATACTATCATATTGAGTTTGAGTAAATTCAACTCCATTCATTTTTGCAATATTAGGATTCTCAACAATGCTACCTGCAATTTTCCCTGTAAAATCTAACGTTTTAGTTTGTATCATTCATAACCACCTCTTTCAATTCAACTTTTATTATTGTAACCACTTCATTTTTATTTATAAATTTAATCCATCTTTCTTCTTTTTGGTCTTCCAAAGAAACTCTTTCAGCTTCTATAAAATTATCAGTTAATTTTATTTCACTAACATCTCCCCAGTAATCAACTAATAATTCTTTTACATATTTACTCCCTAACTTCATTACAATATAACTCATTTCTGCCCTCTCCCCTTCTCACTATATTTGCAACATAAATATAAAGTAATAATCAACCACACAACAATCAAACATAAAAGATATTTCACCCCCTCACCTCCACATATTCAACATAGAATTTCTCTTTTATTGTGTTTAGGTTTTCAGCACTTCTCACCGCTAACTCCCTTGTTTTATAACCGCTGAATATACTCATCTTTTCTTTATGTATTACAACCCACATTATTACATCCTCTTTTCTATTGTTTAGTTATTATTTTACTTTAACAATTTCTTTGAACTTTAGTAGATAGTATAATTCAGACAAGTATTTTCACACCTCCACAATACTATATTTGGGGTCTCTAAAATCAATCATAGCATTAACTAATTGTTCTTTCAACCTTTCTTTATCTTTATTAATCACGTATCCCATAAAACATTTATTCTCATACATTAAACCAACATTCCATTCTTCCCATTCACTTTTTCTCAATGAATTTGTTGTGCTTCTTAGTGCTCCTTCTAAATAAGCATCTAAAGTATCATCATTGAGAAGGGAAAAATCAACATCGTTGATTAATCCCAAATGAGCATATATCGCATACATAATACCTACTTTAATAGGCGTTTTAAATTGATATACATCTTTTTCAATCATCCCAACACCTTCTTTCTTCTCCAATTGCTAATCTTTTTAACCTTTTGAACTTCATATGTTTCTCTTCTTGCAATGTCACTTGTCTTTAATTTATATCTTCCTTTACCACTTCTCATTCTAAATCCTAGTCTCATTCCTCACCCTCCTTTCCTTCATCACTAACCATAGAAGAACAACTTTTACATACATCTATTTTCTTTCCGTTCATTGTAACAGTCTTTTCGATAATTCTATCACCGCATAATTGACACCACATTTTTACATCTCTCCTCCTAATTCAAACTAAACTTCCTAACCTTAAGTAACGTTCCACCTTTAACTTGACAAGGCATTAATTTCCCTAAAGGTTTACCCATAACATCTTTGTGTATCTCAGGATTAATCTTTAATCCTATTTCAAATTCTTCGAAAGACACATAATCTTTCAAATGTCCCTGTAACCCTGCACACTTCAAATTCTTATCTAAACTTCTTTGATCTTCAGGGGTTTTTTCCCACTCTTCTTTTGAGCAATGTTTTAAACTTTCCACAACATCACCCCATCTATCTTTCTTCGTTACCTTTTTCGCAAATAACATTTCACAATATGTTTTTGCTCTATGGAATTTAGCGTATTTGAATTCTCCCTCTTTATCCCACATACCTAAATCATCAGGGTGAATTTTATGTAATAATTCTTTCGGTGTTTCTACCCCTTCTAAATGGATTGAATCTGTATCACAATACACGAATCTATCATAGCACAACATAATCGTATCAACCAATTCCTCTCTTGCGTAAGCGGTTACGAAACTTGCGTAAGCTGTATAAATAGGATCTGCAGGAGGTGGGTCTTCATCTTCCACTTTAAAACCTAAACTTTCATCATCTTCCCATAAGAAAGGTTCTACATTTAAACGGATGGTGTTCGTACCGAATTTTCCATAAGGACTATTAAGCATTAGTTTACTAAGTGATTTTAAAGCATCATTTCCGTCTTTACTAGCTTGTACTTTCACTTTCATCCACTTATCAATATGTTCTTTAAATATCCCAATCTTACCTTTAAACATAAACCCTTCATGATATACTAAATCATCCAACCAATAATGTTTTTTTATCTGATCCCACTGAACATTCGTTACATACATCGTAACTATTTCACCGTAACTCGTTTTCTGAAACTCCCTACCATTAAACTTTCTAACATCATCAGCTTCATTGTAATTAAACTCAACGTTTTGTTTCTTTAACTGAATCGTAGGTAGCATATTATCTTTCAAGTAAAACGAGAAACTAACTTTCTGTATATAAAGTGGATACTCATCATCTTCTTGATATTCACCTAAATATGGAATTGGCATTCCATAAGGCAACATTTTATAATACTGAACATAAGGATACATTGAATTTATATCAAATACACAACCCTCACCAATCAATTCCCCTTCTCTTCCTGGCTTTACTTGTGTAACCCCGCCAAAATATGATTTACGAATAAAACTATCTGTGTCATAATCTAACACTGGAAAAATATCTTTAAAACCTTTATCTCCACCAACTGTATTTTTAAACTCATTCAATGCATCCGAACCAATTGTTGTCTTTTTCAATCCACTTTGAAACACCTGATAATGAATGATTTTAGCTGTAATTTCAACATCTTTTTTCAGATATTTAAAATCAGCTTCATTAATCGGTTCAAAAGGTTCTCTTATAATATCATAATCCATATCATCTTTAAATACATCAAGTCCAAATGCCATAGCTGCCATACGTAAACCAAAAGGTACTTTCTTTAAAGAATCTTTAATCGTAATAAAGTGTCTCCCACCACGTTTTCCCTCTACACAAACAATTAATTCGAACCACATTTTCTTTCCATCAATTAAACCAGTGAATTCTCCAATAGCGGGATTCCTATCAAATGTAAATGTGTAACCTCTTCTCAGTAACTCAACAGCAATAAACGAACCATCGAATTTTAAATTGTGAAACCATATATTTTTACTACCATCCAAGCCCCAATCTACAAATTCCCGAATAGACTTACCGACAATAAAATTATCTAGTTCACCTTTAAAATTCATATTTTCACGTATTTCAGTGCCACCCCAAGACCACACAAAAGCTTTATCACCATTTGTATGAGTTTTCCACGCTTCCCTTTTTCTCCATAATTCAGGGTTTTCTTCTTTTGTTTTTAATTCATCTTTCAATTTATCCTCGTGAAGCCAAGCTTCTGTGTTTGTTTCAAAATCGCACGCATATGTTTTTATCTTTTTTCTTTCTCTTTTCTTTTTAACCATATGCTATCGTTCACCCTTTCAATACTTTTCAAGCAATTTATATTTGTCCCTGTTTTTATCATATCTTTGTATGTCTGTTCGTATCGCTTCAATAACCCCTGTTAATTGGTCATCAGTATCTTTTGATTGCCCCAAATATTGGTCGGAATCATACTCATTAAAGTTCATACTAGAATCCATAAACATAAAATAGAAATTGTTAAATTCAGCATCACTCATTTTATTAAAATAAGCTAACACGTCATTTGCATCATCCCCAAATGATTGCAACATCTTTTCCATTGCGTTCTGTTTCAATTGTCCTTCCCTTTGTTTATATCTCTGCGGGTCACTCACATGTCTTAAATTATATTCTCTAATTTTAACACGTTGATTATTATCTAAAACAGTAGGGTCAAACTTATCTCTAACAATAACAGTTCCACCAGTTTTATCTTTACGAACATCTTTTATTTGTCTTCCCTTCTTATCAAAACGGGGAATACTTTCAAGATATTCTTGTCTTCTTATTTCCATATCTCGTGCTACATTCGTTTGCAATGTCATTTCTTTTAACTGTTTTTCAGTAAACTTTACTTTATATTTATTTTGATACTCATCACCAACTTTTTCGAGTTTGCGCTTCATAACATTGACTTCTTTGTTTGCTTGGTTAATCTGTTTTACACTTGCTACTGTGTCTCCAACTTTACGAATCTGCAAATCCGCTCTATAACGTAACTTATTCATACTTTCTTTCCAAGCATTATATTCTTTACGTGTTTTAAATGACGTAATGCTTGTACGCAAATCAATATCACCAGAAATATCAACGTTATACTTTTTCTTTCTAGAACGAATCATATTTTTTGCATTCTTTTGTAATCTGTTAAACTCATTTAAATCCTTTTCACTTATCGTGAATTTAGGTTGTTTCTTCTTTGGTTTTCTTGCCAACTTCATTTCTCTCCTCTAGACTTTACAACGACTAACGGTTTCATTACTATAAGTTTTTGTTCTTTATCTTTTAGAATGTTTGAACTTAATCTTTTAGTTATCTTCCTGATTTATCATTTGCTATGTCTTTTAGTATTTTTATCTTTAAGGTTTTGAACTTGATTTTAGGCTTTTGTTTTTAATCTTTTTATCTTTTCTTCTTTTCTAACTTTAGGAGATTTTCCTTTTGTGATTTTAGAAGTCACTTCTTTTGAACGACAACCACAACTCGTTGTTTTACCTTGTCTAACATCAATTCCTCTTGCGATCAAAACATTACCACAATCACATATAAATTTCCATTGAACATGGCCGTTTTTTCTTCCACACATTTCAATACATGTAAGCCTCCCAAATTTCTGACCTGATATATCAATTAATTTACCCATGTTGCTCATTCCCTTCTTTTAATGTACTCTAATTGTAACACACATTTAATT